GAAATGAGAGAGTCCGTTGAAGCTCTATGGCGCAAGGTATCTACTCTCTCTGTTGTTGAAGCCGCACCAAAGCTAGATACCCGTTCTGCTGGTGACATCGTTAAGGCTCTCGCCTCTGGTGATGAAGCGACCAAGAGGGAATACGAGCTAGTAACCCGTGCGTACACAGGTGGAACGTCTGCTGACGCAATCGTTAAGCCTGCTTGGGTCGGAGACCTAACCAAGATCGTTAAGGAAGGCCAGCCCCTAAGCGCATTGTTCGCTGGTGGCAATCTTCCTTCCAAGGGCATGAGCATTGAGTTTGCTCAGCTTAAGTCCAACACCATGACTGTAACTGAGGTTGCAGAAGGTGATGACCTTCCATTCGGCAAGGTACAGGTTGAGACCAAGACTGCTCCTGTAAAGCTATACGGTGGTTACACACAGCTAACCCGTACAGAGATTGAGCGCTCTGAAACCAACATCTTGAACGTTGCCATTGAGGCACAGGCTGTTGAAGCTTCCATGCGCATTGGCGCTGTGCTCCGTTCCTTCTATGGAACTGTTCACGCTGCTCAGGTAACTGCTGACAACGTTGTTGAAATTCCTTCAACTGGCGTTAGCTACAAGGATTGGCTAAAGGCCACCCTTCGCGCAGCAGCTAAGTTCAGCACTCTTGGACGCAGCCTAGACGCTCTTGTAGTTGGCATGGACGCCTATGAGGCATTCCTTGACTTCGAGGATTCAGAAGGTCGCCCAGTCGTAGGTATCAATGGTTCTGGTGTCAATACTGTTGGCTCTTTGAACATCACTGGCCTATCTGGCAAGTTCATCGATGTTCCAATCGTGCTTGACCCAGCGCTTGTAGCAGGTAAGGAAGCATTTGTTAACGCTTCTGCTATCCGCTTGTACACAAGCCCTGTTGTCTCCCTACAGGATGAGAACATCCTCAACTTGACTAAGGACTTCTCTGTGCACACCTACGCGGCTGTTGCAGACGAAATCCCTGCTGGCATCGTTCCTGTAGTTGAAGCTGCGTGATCGTAGTGACCGACCTTAAGAGCTACCTAAATGCTAACGACACTGACACCACCTTTATTGATGAGTGCGTTGTTGTAGCTGAGGCAATGGTTGCTAGGCACATTGGTTCTGCCATCGTGCCTGACTTCATCGCTGCTAGGGCTGCTCTTTTGGTCGGTGCTCAGCTCTACAACAACAAGAAGTCTCCTAATGGTGCTGCTCAGTTCACAACGTTTGATGGAACTGTCGTAAGGCAGCCACGAGACCCAATGACTGCTGCCTATCCCATCCTCAATCCCTTCCTAGGGGCAGGGGTGGCGTGATGGGGGCACTTGTAGAGGCACGTAAGGCAATCGCAGACAAGCTCAGTGAAGTTGGGCTGAACGCTCATCCAAGTCTGCCTGACTACATCAACACACCAATGGTGTTGGTCACTGCTGGCAGTCCGTACGTAGTCCCAAGCGACTACTACGGAAATCACAAGGTCGCATGGAACCTCATCTTTCTCTATGAGTCACAGAGCTACGAAGTAGTCACTGACGAGCTAGACAACATGATTGAAACCGCGATCTTGACTCTTGCTGACGAAGGGTACGCCGTACAGAGCGTCAATGAACCTTACACATTTGAGGTTGGCGTTGAAGCGTACCCAGCAATCAGCATGAATATTACCGACAACGTAAGGATTTAAGAAATGGCAAGAATCAAGGGTAACAAGCTAACCATTGAGTTTGATGGTGAAGCGTACACAGACCATGTGAAGTCCCTAAAGCTTGAGCAGGCAGAGGCTGACAGCAAGTTTGTTACCTTTGCTGACGCTGCTGCTGGTGGTTCCTATGAATGGACCATGACTGGTAGTGCTGCTCAGGACACAGACGCTTCTAGCTTCTGGACAATGGTTTGGGAGAACACAGGTACAGAGGTACCTTTCACAGTTGCACTACACGGTAACGCAAACCCAACTGTCGCTGAGCCTCACTATGAGGGCACAGTCAAGATTGGTGTTAAGCCTCCAATTGGTGGAGACGCTGGCGAAGACGTATTCGAATTTGATTTCGAATGGAAGGTCGTAGGCGACGTTACTAAGGTAACTGCCTGACCATGGCTGTTGATGGCTCTAACAGCGTACGCATTGATGGATTGAGCAAAGCTACCAAGGCACTTGAAAAGGCTGGCGTAGATGCACAAGACCTCAAGACGCTCATGCATGAAATTGGCATGGTCGTTGTTAGGGCTGCCAACGTCCCTACAAGGACAGGACGACTTGCAGCTTCGTTGAAGGCTGGCAAGGGCAAGACAAAGGCTGTGGTGCGTGCTGGTGGCGCAAGAGTGCCATATGCAGGAGTAGTCCACTACGGATGGCCTGCTCACAACATGCAACCACAGTCATTCCTATCTGAGGCTCTAGAGAGCCACAAGACAGAAGTATTCAACAAGCTTGAGGACGGTATTGACGATGTTCTCAAGCGTAACAATCTCAAATGAAAGCGGTAAAGCGATGAATATTGAACAACTAACCATTGGTGAAGTAGCCAAGATCGAAGAGCTAGCAGACCAGAGCATTGACGCAATGGCAGACCCAACAGCCCCTAAGGCAAAGATGATGGCAGCCATGGTGTATGTGCTCAAGCGTAGGGAAGACCCTGCGTACAAGTTCAGCGACGCCATGAACATTCCCATGAGCGAGCTAGACGGACTGCTGGGCGGTACAGATGGCGACAAAGCCTAAGAGGGATGAAGACCTAGCAATGTTCGTTGTGCACATTGGTATGAGTCCTGCTGACTACTGGCAACTAACGATCAATCAGCGCAACGAAATCATCAAGGCTTACAACAAGGCCAACAAGAAGCGTTAAAGCTCCCTGCCTGCTGTTTCATCGCTTGGCAGTAGGCAGGGCATAAACACAAGCGATTGGAAAGGTTAGAGATGGCTGGACAGTCAGTTATTATTTCGGTGCTTGCTCAGACTCAGCAATTCAGCAAGGGCATGAAGTCTGCATCTGACACGGCCAACTCTACTTTTAAGAAGGTTGCTGGCCTTATTGCAGGAGCCTTCTCCATTGCCGTAGTAACAGCATGGGCTAAGGACGTTGCTGACCAGTTCATGCAACTAGAGGATGACCTAGGCAATATTGGTGTCCAGATGGGTTCCAAGACTGCTCAGCACTTCAATGACTCCTTTGCAGGCAAGCTAGCTGGTATCGGTCTGAGCAAGGTTGAAGCTACAAGCCTTGGCTCAATGCTCTCCACTACCTTTGAGAAGGCTGGATTGAGCGGTAAGCAACTAGAGTCAACCATTGTCCGTGTCCGTGATATCTCAGGAGCGACAGGACAAGACAACACCACCATTGCTAGGGCATGGGAAGCTGCTGAACGTGGCAAGTACGCCGCAATGGAGAAGACTCTAGGTTTGAGCAAGGGCACAATGAAGACCCTTGTTGAAGAGAAGATGAAGCGTGACCACCTGTCAGAGGCAGAAGCTCGACACGCTGTCTTGATGCAGCAGACCCACAAAATGCAGGGTGAAGCCAAGAAGGATGCTGACACTCTAGGTGGACAGCTTGAGATTGCTAAGGCCATGTGGTCAAACATGGGTCAGGCTATCGCTGAGAAGGTCATGCCGTATGTCATTCAGTTTGGCAAGTGGATTACAGGCACAGCAGTGCCCAAGCTCCAAGAGTTCGGCACATACATTCAGAACATCCTAGGTCCAGCCTTGGAAGGTCTCGGCAAATGGATTCAGGACAACACCACTTGGCTAGCTCCACTAGGCGTGGCTATTGGTGTGATCGTTGCAGCTTTCGTAGCTTGGCAGAGTGCACTAGCTATCTGGTCTGCCATCACAACGGCTGCAACAGCCATTCAGGGTGCATTCAATGCCATCCTCCTTATGAACCCAATCATGCTCGTTGTGGTGGCTATCGCTGCTCTTGTAGCTGGCTTGGTCTATTTCTTCACTCAGACAGAGACAGGTAGGAAGATTTGGCAGAGCTTCACAAAGGGTCTTACAGACCTTTGGAGCAAGTTCTCAACGTGGATTGGCAACATGTGGAAGACCGTTGTAAAGATGTTCGAGGGAGCAGCCAAGGGAGCTACCGACATTTGGACGGCAGTTACAAAGTGGTTCTCTGAACTACCTGCCAAGATTGCTGATTTCTTCACCAAGGCAGTCAACTTCATTATCAACATCTTCCTTGACTACCACCCTCTAGGCATCATCATTAAGAACTGGAATCCACTAATGGCGTGGTTCGCATCCGTTCCCGGCAAGATCAAGGATTTCTTCTCAAGCGCTGTCTCATGGTTGGTCAGTGCAGGTTCAAAGGTTCTGTCAGGTCTCTTGACTGGTGTGACGACTGGCTACACCACCGTTGCTACTTGGTTCCGTGAGATGGACAACAAAATCAAGGGATTCTTTGACGGAGCAACGAGCTGGCTCAAGTCTGCTGGTGGCAACATCGTTGAAGGTCTATGGAAGGGCATTTCCAACGGGTACGGATGGATCAAGGGCAAGATTGAGAGTTGGGTAGGTAACGTACTCGACTTCATCAAGCACCTATTCGGTATCAAGTCCCCTTCAACCGTGATGGCTGGATACGGAGACTACTTGGTAAGAGGTCTCTCAAAGGGAATCACAAGCAACCTAGGCACCGTACAGAGTGCCATGGCAAAGCTCAGTGACACAGTGTCAGAGAACTTTGATGCCAACCTAGCTCTAGACACCGTTAGAGCAGGCGGCACAGTAAACCAATACTTCATTGACGGTGTGAATATCGACTTGACGCCAGAAGAGGAAACGGACTTCCTCAAGTGGGCTGACAGCATTAAGCGTAAGAGTAAGGTAGGAATCTAATGGACATTGCATGGAGCGTATCAACTGAACCCGGTTTCAAGGTTGGTATTGAATTGACGTATGCACCAAGCACGGTAACGAACGCCACTGTCTCAGTAGTGGTCACACCAACGATCTACCTTGACGTGTCTGGGTTCACTGGTGGTGCATCAAATACCAACGGTGCATTGAGCGGAGATATGGCAGCAACCATTACTGCTACCTATGGCACTGGCTACACAGACTGGACCTTTGTATCAGGCTCTATCTACAAGTACACCAAGACTGCTCTACCAACCAAGACCGTTACTCTCGCCTATGGTGCAACACAGACAAGCTCTGCGACAGCCTCATTAACCTTCTACTCAACTATCACTGCATCACAGACAGTCACTATCCCTGCAAGACCTTACGTAGCTCCTGCTGCCCCTACAGGGCTAACCACAACCTATGTGACTGATAGCAAATTCACTCTTGCATGGACTAACGCTGCTACCGCTGGTGCTCCATACGTCAACGTGTATGTAGAGCGTTGGGACAGCTCTAGCGCTGTTTGGACTCAAGTTGCCTCTCTAGGCGTTGTAACCACTTGGTCAGACACTACGACCATTGCAGATCGTAAGTACCAGTATCGAGTAAGGGCACACAACACCATTGGCTATGGCTCTTACGTAACTGGTAGCTATGTCTACACAACTCCAAAGGTGCCTACGAACCTAGTTGCAACGTTCGTGAGTGATACCTCAACAACTCTTGCATGGTCCAATGCTTCTAGCTTGGGTACTGCCAACACCAACTACATCGAGCGTTCCATTAATGGTGCTGCATGGGGACAGATTGCAACGGTAGCTGGAAACGTAGCTACCTATGCTGCAACAACCTCTGCCAACAACACCTACCAATTCAGGGTACGTGCAGGTAATGGCTTGTACTCAGGCTATGTAACCTCAAATATGGTTGGTACTACTCCTGCTGCTCCTACTGGGGCAACAGCTACATACGTGTCAGACGCTCAGATCAATATTGCATGGACGAACGTAAGCCTTGTTGCTACTAACGTCTTGCTTGAGCGTCAAGACTATCTAGGCACTTGGTCTCTCATTGCAACGCTGTCAAGCACGACAGCGAGCTACCAAGACAAGTCCACTGTTGTTGACAGGCGTTACGCCTATCGAGTTCGTGCAGTGACCTATACGGCATATAGCACCTACTCCACTTCTGCAACGATTGCTACCACTCCCCTAGCTCCGACAAATGCTGTTGCTGCCAAGTCGGGAACGAACGTAACCATTACTTGGACCAATAACGCCTTGACTTCTGGCAACGTAGAGATTTGGCACGCTGCTAACGGGGTCTGGGATGGTGCTGCACTGTCATCAAGCCTCACACCAACAACAGCGAGCTACACACACGCAGGTGCTAACACTGCTCAGACTCACCAATACCGTGTGCGTACTAAGTCCACACCTTCAAACACTGTGTATTCAGCCTACGCAACTACAGGCACGGTGACGTTGCTTGCTGCTCCCTTGGCACCAACTATCAGTCTCAACAAGACTGTCTATGACGCTGCTCTAGGACAGGTAACAGTTACTTGGGTACACAACGCCACTGACTCCACCGTACAAACAGCGGCAGAAGCAAGGGTAAGCGTCCTAGGTGCCAATACATGGACAACTGACTCAGCCCTTACAACTCAGACAAGCAAGACCTTTACTACGCCTGTCAACGGCAACAGCTATGAGATTCAGGTTAGGACCAAGGGTGACTATGCGAGCTTTGGTGCATGGTCTGCTAGCAAGATCGTTGTTGCGTCTGCTATCCCTTCTGCAACTATCACTGCTCCCGGTAGCACCATTACAACGACTGCCAAGCTAACTCTTACATGGACTTACTACGATGCAGAGAGCACAGCACAGGCAGCATGGCAGGCAACGCTCTACAAGGGCACTGACCTAATTGAGAGTCGTTCGGGCATTAGCGGCACTAGCTACATGTTCAGCACCGTTCTACAGAACTCTTCAAGCTACAGCGTTGTTCTCAAGGTTCAGGATGGCTCAGGGCTTTGGTCAAACAACGTCACCAAGGCGTTTTCAACCAACTTCGTTGTTCCTCCTGTACCTGTCGTAGACGCAGAGTTTGATGTCGAGCGAGGGCTAGTACACGTCAACGTGGCTACCCCTGCTGCAACGGGAGGACAGGCAACACCTGACCATGTTGACATTTACCGTGATGACGTACTCATTGCAAGCGGTCTAGCAACCACAGTCTCAACTATTGACTACATCCCTGCTATCAATGCTGAGCCTGTCTACACAGCTATTGCTTGGTCTCTGTTGCCAACAGCAACTACAAGCTCTGCTGTGCCTGTAGACACGACCTCTGGTGAGTGGCTGTACCTCAATGGTGGTGAGGGCTTCGCACAACTTGCACGCATCAAGGGCAACGCTGCTGTACAAGCCTCCTACGGACGACAGAAGGTGTTGCACCAGTTCGCAGGACGCACCAAGCCTGTTGAGTTCATCGGTACCGCTAGAAACGTCTCCTACAAGCTCTCAGGGCAGGTTGCAGGCTTTGCTAGCAAGGAAGCTGAGCTAGGTAGCTGGGAAGCCTTTGAAGCTGTAGCAGACCTTCCAGCACCCATTGCCTACCGTGACCCTCTAGGACGCAAGGTCTTTGTCTCCATCGGTGATGTGTCAGTGAGCCACGATGCCAAGAGCAACCTTGCAACGATTGACTGTGAATTGACGGTAGTGGACTATGACGAAAACTAGCTTTGAAGAGTCCTTTACCTTTGACCTCTTAGACAACAGTGACAACTTGGTTAGCTCGTTGGAGGGGGTACAGACAGGAGGCAATCTAACCTTTTCTGTATCTGCTGACGTGAGGGGTAGTGGATCAATCACCCTTACCAAGCTCTCTGACATTGACTGGCTACACTCACGTATTCGTGTCTACTACAACGGTCTTGCCTTGATTACCTCTGTGCCTAGTGTGCCTTCTGAGGACTACGACGACACAGAGGCATCTATGCAGGTTGACCTCTACGACAAGACAAGCATCTTGCTCAATGACAATTTCGGGGGTAGTTACACGGTGCCTGCTGGAACAGGTATCATTGCCAAGGTCATTGAAGTCATTCAGTCAACAGGAGAGACCAAGCTAGCCATTCCTCCAAGTGCAGCAACACTAGCTAACGCTATGGTCTGGGATGCCAACACAAGCAAGCTCACCATTGTCAATGACTTGCTCAGTGCAGCTAACTACTGGTCTGTCTGGTGTGATGGCATGGGCTACTTTGTGTCTGCTCAGTACGTTACCCCTTCAAGTCGTCCTGTGGTCTATGGCTTTGTCGATGATGAGAACGGCATGTACCTTCCTGCGTTCTCTCGCAACTATGACCCGTACAGCGTTCCCAATAAGTTCATCTGCGTTGGCAAGACTGACGGAGATGTAGAGGCTTTGAGCGCTACCGCAATGGACCAATCAGGAGGACCATTTAGCTTCCCTGCAAGACCATGGCTGACAGTGACAGAGACAGACGTTGACTATGTTGACGCTGCAAACCTACTCACCATTGCACAACGCAAGCTCAGCGATGCTCAGCAGGTAGGAGAAACACTAACGATCACTCACCCTTACTTGGGCTTTGGACTCAATGAGGTTGTGACCTTCACCAATGCTCGTTTGGGCACACGCAGGGCAGTTGTGCAGCGTGAGGAATGGACACTTGATGTTGGTGGATTGATTGAGACAGACCTAAGGACTCTCGTATGAACCTACTAGACCAGTTGATTAGTAAGGACAAGGAGCTAGAACGCAGACTAGACAACCTTGATACACAGCGT